CCAACAATCAAGTAGCGTAGCTTGCTGAAGATGTCTTCAAGATGATTGACACCGAGATGTGCATGAATCCATACACGACCATCGTTCTCATCCATGAATACTTTCTTGTAGGTTTCTAGAAGTTTCTCTTCGCCTATATCTTCTTTGACGCTGTTGAGGTGCAACTTAGCGTTAGCTTCGATAGACATAATACCCTCAGCTGTACGACTCCAGTTCTCCTCTAGTGCGACAATACCTACGTTGTCTTCGGTGTGGTTGATAAGCCAGTGTTCAATCTCTCTAGTAACACTAGACTTACCTAGACCAGTACCGCCTGTCAGGGTAACTAACTCACCCTGTCTCATACCCTCAAGCTTTCTGTTCAAGCCATTCCACGGATATGGTATAGAGTCTTTCTTCTCTGTCTGTAGCTTGCGATAAGCATCGAGCTGAGTAGATAGATTCAATATGCCTGACGGTGTATACGTCTTGGCATCCCAGAAAGCACTGACGAATGCTGTATGCTTTCTAGCTTTGAGCATATCGTTAGGGTCTTTGTAACCCTCTGGCAATGTCATAATCTTAGCCTTGTTCGGAGTAAGAAGCTTAGCTATTTCCTTAGCGCCTTTCTTACCGGCATCGTCTGAGTCAAAGCATATAACTACAGTGTCAAACGATTCCAAGAACTCTAGACTATTCTTAACATCACGAGCACCTCCTTGTGCTCCTGACTTGATAGATACTACAGACCACTTACTACCTAGCAGTTCGTATGCTGCCATAGCATCACACTCACCCTCGACTAGAGTAATAAACTTACCGCCTGATTTGAAGAGCTGTTCTCCGAACAACCCTGATTCTTTGGAGTTACCCTGCCACACAAACTGTTTATCCTGTTTGCGTATCTTTGTGGCTACTTGTTCTCCATTGCTGAAGAAAGGATAGTGATGGCTTGTAACTTGACCACCGACTGTAGTAGTAGATTTAACGCCATACTTCTTGGCAGTCTCTAGGCTAATGCTACGGTCTGTGAGTGCGTTAAAGCTAGCACCATCCTGCTTCGGTTGATACCTTGTAAAGTCCGTTATGGTATCTTGTTGCACTTCCGATGTGCCATATTGTTTAAAATAAGTATTGCAACTAAAGCAATACGCTGACCCATCATCATTCTGCGATACTGGGTCACTACCTCCGCACTCAGGGCACGGCAGGTTGTGTTTAACAAATGGCATAAGCACCTCTTAGTTAGTTTCTGGTTCTTCTTCCGTATCCTCTACGATTGCTTCGTCCGTGAGTTCAGCTTCAAACAGTTCTTTAATATGCGTAGCTCCTGCTTGCATTACCTGTATCTGTTTGTTTAACTCTTTGATTTTTGTTACGCTGTGTTGAATAAGTTGGAACAATCCCTGTCCCTGCTCACCCAACAACGACACATCATAAGATGTGCCATCGTCAGTTTTATAAGTGTACTGCATTATAGTTCGTCTCCCATGTCATCTTCTACGTCAAACTCACCACCGTCAACTGAGCCGACAGATACTAAGTCTAACACTTGCATTGCTTGGAAGTCTAAGCCTTTAAAGGTTTTGCCTTTCCACACTGACTCCCACTCCTTGTACTGAACCTTAACCTTAGAGCCATTACCTACACGCTCATCAATAGGGTTCTTCTGTCCGTCTACTAGCTTAGGTGCAGAGCGAACCATACCGTTAGGTCCATTAACTTTACGCTTAATTACGATAGCTTTACCCTCGTCCATATCTTTTGTAGGGTAGCCACGCTTCTCAAAGTCATTAGCAGTATCATCATCAACAACTAGATTAACCGTGTATACGGGTTCATAAGTTGTATTCGGTGTTGTTACACTTGCCCAATAAGCTGTTCCTGTTACTATTGCCATATCATTTTCTCCATGTGGTTAAAAATTAAAAAGGTATTATACTGATTTAGATTGCTGTTGTCAAGCACTATTTTGGATAAACGTGAGTTATTTCTATTAATGCTGACACAAGAGTAGCGCCTACAATTACATCAATAGGCGCTCCCAAAGCATATAAACTAATGCACACTGCCGCTGTGGTTATCAACTATACTACTCCATTGTTTAAGTTTAGATAATTTACTTTCGACTGCTTCCTGTAAAGGTTCTTCTTCTAAGAAACCATACTCAAGAAGCAGGGAAACCATACATAGAACATCCCCTGCCTCTTGAAGTATATTATCTAGGTGTTTAATCTCGTTGCCGAACCTGATAATTTTACTGCAAGCCATGCTTAACTCCGAGCATTCTTCCATAGTTATTACTAGAAGCTCACGCTCTTGTGGTGTTAGTTTGTCGCTAAGCATTATGCCGCCCTTGCAAAAGCTTTACGCACAATCTCTTGACGATTAGCTCTGACCGAAGCAATGTTTCGGTTAGATGCTTTGGTGTACGCACCTGAGTGAGTAGACCAATCTGTAAAGGCATTGTACAAAGCCCAACGATTCTGACCTAGACGTACTTTATATCTATGGAAAGCGTCCCAGATGTAGGCTACATTCTTACCAGTGCCTCTGTTATTGTCAACAACTGCTGAGGGCGATAAGTGCTGAGACTCTTCAATAAGCTTTGGTGAGCCTACGGCATGGCATATCTCTTTGAAAGCTTGGTCAGAACTAACGTACTCGCCTTGCATTCTGTCCCATAACTCTCGCTCGTTGTTGAATACATCTAGTGCTTTGACGATTAGGTTAGCACCATGCTCAATGTTAAGGCTCTTGGTGTGCTTAGCTTTATATACAGCTACCTCACCACCAATAAATACCTGTAGATTTGTACAAGCAGACTGTATAGCTGCGGCACTAATCATAAACGGGAATGTACCATCAATAGAACTAGTAGCAAGTAGGCTGAGAGACGCTGTATCGCCATCTGGAGTCTCATAAGTATGAGCAGGTAGTCTATATTGAACGAAGCATCTAGCACCGTCATGCGAAGTTCTAATAGTTTCTTCGATGTCTGTGGTGTTAAGGTCTGAACGCTCAATGATAGAACGTGTAGAGTCTATCATCTTTCTGGGTGCTACAGCCTGATAGCCGTGACCATGAACGCCTAGCTCTTGACCTGTATCGATGCGATAGATAACAGACTTGGAGCTACCTAGTTCTGTCCCACCATCATCAATAGAATAATATAAGGGTGCGGTATTTATATCAAAATCTGCTGACCCATATCCCTTATCTCTAAGGGACTGGGTAGCACCGTAGTTCTGAAACATAGGTGTTATGTTAGACATTAGCTGACTCCTTCGATGCCGTTGATGTCTTTGATATTGTTGAAGCTGATAGACCTAGAGCCTCTGTGCTGTAGATAGAAAGCCCACTTGTAGCAATGCAAGATATTAAAGCACTCGCCCTTGCTGACTTCGAAGCGGTTCTTAGAGCTTCTGCGTCTAACAATAAAAGACTTACCGAATAGTTTACCGTTTTTCTTACCGCTAAAAACGAGTGAATGTACTGCCGATGCTACAAAGTTAAATAAAGTTTCCATAGTATTATACCTCACAGGTTAAAGTTAAGTTTTCGTTTTGTGTCTGTTCAAAAGCATATTGGTCGGCATAGCCATCTATATAATCTGGGTTGCCGTTGTAATCACAGGGTAGTCCATCAATACAATCTTGAACTCCTCTATCATATTCGCTCATTAGTTTTCTCCTTTGACATATTCTCTATATCCTTCTTCAACTACTAGTCTAGCAATAATGTAAGCACCACCATGAAGTACACCCTCTGTGCTAGCTTCATCATAGCTATGACAATAGATATGTTTAGACGGTTTGTTTTCGTACAATAACTCTACCGACCATGATGGTAACTTATCGGTTGTCGAGTTCGAGATAGTCATATTCTTCTGCCTCCGATTTATATCCTTCAAGTGCTTCTTTGGGTAGCATCGACAATAGTTCATATATCGGTGCTAAGTCTTTGTTTTCTATATCCTTTTCAATCTGGTTGATAACATCTAATACTAAATCTTCCATAGCTTTACTCCACAGTCAGTTTGATTTTGTTTAAAGATTCTTTAATCTTAGCTTGTATAACTCCCTCATTTAACTGCACTCCATCTTCTTCAAACTCATTGAGTCTTTCTTCGTAACGCTCTAGATTATATTCATTCTCGTCAGCCAATGCTCTAATCTCATCTAGCTGACTCTCGAAATCTGAGAACCATTCTCGAATAGATTCTAGCTCTTTGGTTATCGTCTTTTTCTTGCTAGCCAAAGCTACATCAAGGACATCCTGTATTTTATAGTTTATATATTCATCAAGCATATCTTGTAAGTTCATTGTTTCACCGCCTTTAAATCTTCAAGTTCAATTCCATCAGCTAAATGACTACAGTCATACCAATCAGCCTCATAAAGTTTAATGTTACCGTTATCATCTAGCTCTTCGTTACCGTCTTCGTCTAGTCGGTAGAACTGGATGTTCCATACTTCTATTGTATAGTCTTTACTCATAGTATTCTCCCCGCAATTCTTCAACCATCTTATATATATCTATCAAATAGGAATCAGGAATCCCTAATTCATTTTGTAATTCTTGAATTTCAACGTGTAATAATTCTAAAAGTTTAAGACTCATAACTATTCTCCAATTAAATAACTGTAGTGGACTTCGCTAACATGGTTAGCATCTTGCCACCGCTTAGATTTTGTAGCTAGATTCTCACACCATGAGTTCCATAGATTATCACAGCCATAAGCATGACACAAATCTATATAGGTTCTGGTTCGTTGGTCGTTAGCTTCCATAGCTTTCAGAGTCTTAGGCTTTGGATTCAGCTTCAGAATCTTAGGGTCTACATTGTACATCTTGATGTTATGAACATCCATACAACCAACCATTCCTGCTATTAGCTGACAGCAGAAACCTGCTTTAGGTAAACCTAAGCCATCAACTCTAAGGAAGATTGTCATCAGGCTGAAAGCCTTTTCGTCATAAGTTCTACCTGAGTTAAGGACTGCTTGAACCTGAGCAAACATCTTATGTTTATTCGACATGAGATACTCATAAGTCTTAATCTTGTTGCCCCAAAGAAACTTGGAGTCTAACTTGTTAGCTCTAACGTCAGCCATCTGCTCTCCGACTGAAAGCCAGTTCTGTTGGATTGATAGAACTACCATGAGTACAGTATCTGCCATGTTGTTAGCACTACGTTGAGAGTATTCCTGAACCGCTTTACAGTGAGTGTTGAACATCGCCATCTCCTTTGTAAGGAATTAAATAATTAATAAGTTCATTCTGAACTTCTTATTAATTATTTAATCCTTATTTAATTTAATTATCTAATTGATTTAGTATTAAAACTATTTACAGCTTCTTCAAAGGTTAAATCGTAATGACCCCAAAATATCATACAGCCATCTTCAAAGCTAACATCATGGACTGCATAGCAGTTATCTTTAAGTCTAGGACTTCGTATCATAGATATAACTACCTGCTTCTTATCACAATATCTAACAACATCAGCATCAATAGCTATATCTAAATGGTTTGAAACTTGCATAAGTCTATTCATTGTATTAACTCCTTACAGTGTATTTCATAATCTAAAGCTATGGTATAATCTTCTGAAATTTCACTATCTTGCAACCAATCCCAAACCATATCTTCGGCTTCTATATTACTATTAGCATCAACCATTATTGAGCCATTTTTAGAACCAGTGTAATATACTTTATACTTTTTCATAACTCTATTGCTCCCGTCTGTAATAAGAACCTATAACTACATCAGTGTAGCCCATTCTTCGCCAATCATCTGCTACATCGTTAGCAGACTCTATACTAAACAGCTCTGGACTTATTTCTATACCACCGACCCAAACTGTATAAATTTTTACATCACGCTTTGAAAACTGTTCCATAAATCTATGCTCCGTAATCTGCTAGAATTAAAAGAATTACCAAACCAATCGCAAATAAATTTACTGCAAGTAAATCAATATCTTCTTCTCGCATAACTTTATACCTCACTCGTTGAATAGATTTATATTATACAGGACTTCCTTGTCCGAGTCAAACAATTACTTAGATAAAATCTCTAGGATTTTCTCTAGCTTGGTATCCATTGCATCGACTCTCTTTTCAAGAGTGTCAACTCTGTCAGTCGCCTTCCCCTTCGGGGTAGATTTCTTAGAAGACTTAACAGTCTTAGCAGTCTTTTTAACTGTCGAAGCCTTTGGCTTCTTGATGAGGCTCATGAATTGTGGTGGAACACAATCCCATTCAAACCATTCAGTGGCTTCGCCATGAGTCATATAGCTATCGCTATCCTTGTAGTGTTTGTTCAATATAGCATTGAACACTTTGGTCAAGCCGTATCGCTCCGTAGGAGTCTTACTAGCTATGTTAGCGAAATGACAAGCTACTCCGTAGACTTGACGTTGTGTTGCAATTTGATTGTTGTCGATTTTGCTGAAAGTCGCTGAAGTCATATTAGTTCTCCAAAATTTAAAAGTTGTTAGTTTCGTTAGAAACTTACTAACAACTTTTTAATTTGGAGAACTTAATAACCATTTAAAAACATTTTAAAGTTTTTAAATGGTTAAAATTTGTACAAAATTTATTATAAATAAATTTCGTGTGCGATAGAATTATGGGAGACTTTAAAAGTCTCAGGAGAAGATTTAAGCAAAGCTTAGAAATGCTTGTAAGTCGTTGAAAACTTTGGAGATTGCCAAGTAAAGCGTAGCTTTAAAGACTCGAAAATCTTTGCTCTAGTTTTGTAAACTAGAGAGTCTTGAAAAATCTTTATAGATTTTTGGCGTGTGCGCTCGATAGATTCTTTAGAATCTCAGAAAATGTTGAAGTCTCAGAAGACTTCAAAGGGGTGGGCAAGCTGCCATAGGGGGTACTGGGGATATATATACAATCTTATACATTTTTAGACGGTGTAGCATGTAAACCAGACAGGTCCGCAGCTTCATAGGGCTTTAAAGGCAGGAGCTAAAAAGCGGGTACATAGATAAGCATGATAAGCCATGCTCCATCATCTATATATAACCCGGGGGGCTATATGTATATTATACCCGTAGATTCGCAATCTGTCAAGAAATTTCTTCTTTTTTCTTCTTTCCTTAGAAAGTGCTTGACAAACCTTAATATTACGGGTATACTATAGAGTATAACTATACTTTTATAGTTCGCATAGGTTCATGCGTGAAAATGAATCGTAGAAATCCGATTAGGAGATATACGATGACTAAAGAACTAGTATATATTTATAGAGGCGTAAAATACGTCAAAACAGTACAGGCATAAATGGATGGCAGAGAAACAACTCACTACAAAGCAGCAATCGTTTTTAGATAATCTTACTAGCTGTGGTGGTGATGTAAAGACAGCTGCCGAACTTGCAGGATATGCAGAAGGTACACACTACGCTGTAGTTAAAAGTCTCAAGTCTGAAATACTAGACATGGCTTCAAACATAATGGCACAGAACGCACCTAAAGCAGCTTCTAAGCTTGTTCAGATTATGGATAGCCCTGAACCAATACCCCAAGCTAACATGCGTATACAAGCAGCACAACAGCTTCTAGACCGTGTAGGCTTAGGCAAGACAGAACGAGTTGATGTCAATGTTAATACAGGTGGTGGTCTATTTATAATCCCTGCAAAACAAGAGGTGATTATAGATGGAGATTATGAGGAGGACGAGTAGCACTATACCGTTTGGCTACAAACTAAACGAAGACAACCCAGAGCTACTAGACCCAATACACGAAGAGCTACAAGCTCTAGACAAAATACTACCACTAATAAAAGACAAGACATTGAGCCTACGAGAAGGTAGCTTGTGGTTGACCCACAAAACAGGACGTTCAATTTCTCACATGGGGCTAAAAAAAATTGCAGAAAGAAAATGATTGGGACATTAACCCCGACAAGTACCTCAAAGACGAGGACGGTAACTTTAAACTAAAACGTGACGGCACACCTCGCAAGAAGGGTGGCAGAGCTAAAGGTTCAAAGGGAAGGGGGTATAACTACCACTCAGAGACTAAAGCAAAGCTAGCTGCTAAAAAGAAAGTAAAAGAAAAACAAAAGAAACTAACAGCAGCACAAAAGAAAGTAGATAATTACAAGAAGTCTATAAACGCAACAAAAAAGACTCTCAGCAAACTCGAAAATGAGAACGCAGATAAACTCATAAGCGCCAACGAGTTGGATGACATCCCACAAGACTTGCAGTCTGAAGCACAAGCGGATGTTATCTTTGTGGCTAACGCAGGTCCTCAAGAGGATTTCTTGGCAGCCGGTGAAGTAGATGTATTATACGGTGGTGCTGCAGGGGGTGGTAAGTCATACGCAATGTTGATTGACCCCCTTCGTTTTGCACACAGAAATGCACACAGAGCACTAATACTCAGACGCTCTATGCCAGAACTGCGAGAACTAATTGACAAAAGTCGGGAGCTGTACCCAAAAGCATTTCCCGGCTGTAAGTACAAAGAAGTAGAAAAGCTTTGGAACTTCCCAAGCGGAGCTAAAGTAGAGTTTGGATTCTTGGAGCGTGACGCAGATGTATATCGCTATCAAGGTCAAGCATATAGTTGGATAGGCTTTGATGAGATTACACACCTACCCACAGAGTTTGCTTGGAACTATCTAGGTTCACGACTACGTACTACAGACCCTGAGATTGAGCCGTACATGCGTTGTACAGCAAACCCCGGTGGTGCAGGAGCTAACTGGGTTAAAAAGCGTTACATTGACCCCGCAGTTCCTAGAGACAGCTTCAGAGGCGCTGACGGGCTAACAAGAAAGTTTATACCTGCTAGGCTACAGGATAATCCATACCTAGCACAAGACGGTAGATACGAACAAATGCTAGAGGCACTACCGCCTACACAACGTCAACAATTACTTGACGGTAACTGGGATGTAGCAGAAGGCGCAGCGTTTGTAGAGTTTAGTCCATTTGACCACGTAGTTACACCCTTTGAGATTCCATTAAGTTGGGAACGCATTAAGGGCATTGACTACGGTTATGCATCAGAGAGTGCATGTGTATGGGGAGCAGTTGACCCTAGTGACGGTACATTAATTATATACAGAGAATTGTACCGCAAAGGTTTATTAGGCACAGAACTTGCCGGAATGTTAACTGAAATGGAATACGAAGACCCCTTCTCAGTGCCCGGAGTGCTCGATACAGCGTGTTGGAACAGGACTGGTACTACAGGTCCAACTGTTGGCGAAACGCTTCTAAGAGCAGGACATAAGCTCAGAAGGGCAGACAAGAATAGAATACAAGGTAAAATACAGATTCACGAATACTTGAAGCTTCAACAAAGCGGTAGACCACGATTACAGATTTTTAATACATGTCCTAACCTGATACGTGAGCTTCAAAGTATTCCTGTAGACAAGAGCAAACCAGAAGACGTTGATACACACGCATCTGACCACGCATACGATGCACTACGTTACTTGATAATGTCAAGACCAAGAATCAACGATACAATACAACAACTAAGACAATTCAGACAAGAATCTACATTTAATCCGTCTGACTCAACTTTTGGATACTAATACATGAACGAAGAAGAAATGATGGACACAGCTAACGAACTATACTTCGAGCCTGAAGAAACAGCAGGCGGCATGGAAATGGACCTTGCAGAAGATGTTCGTAATCGTTTTGTAGGTTTAGTACAAGACAGATTTGCTGAAGCATCAGACGCACGAGATTTTGACGAGCAGCGTTGGCTTACAGCCTACCACAACTACCGAGGAATCTACAACAAGAATGTACGATTCCGAGAGTCAGAAAAATCTAAAGTATTTGTAAAAGTAACTAAAACCAAAGTATTAGCAGCGTTTGGTCAGCTTGTAGACGTTATCTTTGGTACTGGTGAGTTTCCTATTGGTGTACGTGAAACTAAACTTCCTGAAGGCGTTGCAATGTATAGCCACATGGAAGCAGGTCAAACAGGTATAGAAACTAGTGCACCGCCTGAATACGAAGAAGAAAATACAAATGCTCCTAACATCTATGACGTAGGTTACGAAGGAGACGGTAGAGAACTTCCTGCAGGTGCAACACTAACAGGTACAAAGAATAATCTTACTTCAGCTATAGACGAAGCAGGTTTAGAGTTTGTTGATGGTCCTTCCGCAGACCCACAAGCATTAGAGCGTTCTCCTGCAAAGCAGGCGGCACGAAACATGCAAACGCTTATACACGACCAGATTGAAGAGTCTGGTGGCTCAAGCGAACTCCGCAATGCTTTACTAGAGTGTACGCTATTCGGTACGGGTATTGTTAAAGGTCCATTTAATTATAATAAGACACTAAGTCGTTGGACTAAAAACAGTTCAGGCGAAAGAGATTATAATCCTCTTGAAGTTCGTGTACCACGTATTGAGTTTGTAAGCATTTGGGATTTCTTTCCTGACCCCTCAGCTACGTCTATTGATGACTGTGAATATATAGTACACCGTCACAAAATGAACAAATCACAACTTCGAGCACTTACACGTATGCCGTTCTTTAATAAAGATGCAATACGTGAATGCATACAAATGGGTGCAGATTACGTTGAAAAAGACTATGAGAATGAACTAAAAGATGACCAAAGCTTAGACGACTATTCAACAGGTCAATTTGAAGTAATCGAGTATTGGGGCATAATGGATGCTGAATACGCTAGAGAAGTAGGAATGGATTTACCAGACGAGGTTGATGATTTAGATGAAGTTCAAGTTAATGCTTGGGTTAGCAACGGCAAGCTTCTTCGTGGGGTGGTCAATCCTTTTACTCCTTACAGACTTCCATACAACGCCTTTCCATACGAACGCAACCCTTACAGCTTCTTTGGGATTGGGGTTGCGGAGAATATGGACGATTCTCAGCAAATAATGAATGGTCATGCACGTATGGCTATCGACAACCTAGCACTAGCAGGTTCGTTAGTATTTGACGTAGATGAGTCAGCTCTTGTAGGTGGACAGTCAATGGACATATATCCCGGAAAAGTATTTCGCAGACAAGCAGGAATGCCCGGACAAGCTATACATGGCGTTAAGTTCCCAAACACATCTAACGAAAACATGATGATGTTTGACAAGTTCCGACAGCTAGCAGACGAACAAACAGGCATACCTAGTTACTCGCATGGTCAGACGGGCGTACAAAGCATGACACGTACTGCTTCTGGCATGTCTATGCTATTAGGTGCTGCGTCACTTAACATTAAAACAGTAATTAAAAACATTGATGACTTTTTGCTAAAGCCTTTGGGTCAAGCATACTATCAATGGAACATGCAATTTTTTGAAGGCGAGTTAGATATTCAAGGTGACTTAGAAGTACATGCAATGGGCACAAATAGCTTAATGCAAAAAGAAGTACGCAGTCAGCGTCTAACAATGTTTTTGCAGACTGCACAAAACCCTGCGATTGCACCGTTTGTTAAAATCTCTAAGATTGTCAGTGAGTTGGCTTACAGCCTTGACCTTGACCCTAATGAGATTCTTAACGACCCAGAAGAAGCTGCAATTATGGCACAAATAATAGGAGCACAAAATGTTGGACAAGGAAATGGCGAAGCGCTTGGGTCCGTTGGTGAACAACCCGGAGCTATGGGAATGCCTCAAGGAGCACCTCAACAACCTCCGGAACTTGGAGCTACAGGGACTGGCGGTGGCAACATCGGAACTGGAGCTGTACCGCAGGCAGGGGAAAGCGAGTTCACTGGCTAATTTAATGAATTTAAAAGAACAAGCTATCGAAGCTAAAAAACGTAAAGAGGATTAATCATGCATTGTGATGACAAAGGCAAAAAAAGAATGAAGAAAGCAGAAGGCTCAGAAGTTAAAAAGAAAAAGCTAACTTCTGCAGAAATGATGCAGATTATTGAAAAAAATCACGATAAAAGTGCACGAGCTGTAATGAAACATCTTCCTTTAGCTGATGGTCCTCCAGAAGGTTTAGTTGATTTTGGAATTATGATGATTGACAAATATAGAAAAGTACAGGACCAACTAGAAAGAAATGACGAAAACGATTCCCGTGAGAAAAAAGCAATAGGCTCAGTAATTAAAAAAGCAACAGAAGGGGCTGATTCATTGTTGTCTGAAGCTCGTAAAGATGTTGTCGCAGCACGTAGTCCTGAACCTGCAGTAGATAAAAGCACTGAAGAAATGGCAGAAGCAGTATCTAAAGTAAAAGGAAGCGCAGAAGAAACAGCTGTTGAAAATGCAGAAACTGTCATGAAAGATGCTACTAAGCTTGTAAATTCTTTTGAGTTTTCTAGCGGTAATAAAAAGATGGACAAGCAGTTTATTATAGAGTCTTTAAATGAAGTAGAAGACTCTGCAATTGTTGAAACTAAACAAGGTGTTGCTGAGTTTATTACTGATTTGCATCGAACACAAATGGACGAAGAAGGTAAGCCACTGTTAGGTCAAAATGACTTTAAAAAATTAAATGCGTTTGTATCTGACGAGCCACGAGAAGGCAGGGCAGAAGGTGGTTTATTAGAAGATGTACAAAGATACTTAACTCTTTATGAAGGGTTTGAAGAAAGTTTAGATAAAGCTAAAACAGCTGAAGATAAAAAACGTGCATACGAAAACTTTAAAAAACATGCTGATACTTTTGAACAGGATACTGTAATTAAAGCTTTACAAACTTTAGATGAATCAGACGGTAAAAGAGAACAAAAAATGTTTGGTGGTATTATACATGCTATAAAAGGAGACAATGAAGGTAATAGTATACTTGAAAAAATGGCAGGTATAATTAAAGGAAGTAACCCGTCTTTAGCAGGAAAAATTATGGCAGAAGGTGAAAACACTGATGAATCTATTAGTAACTTAGAAGGTCCTGACCCTATTGAACCTTCTAACAATATGGCATCTATTGGATACGCAGAAGGCGGTAGTGTCGATATGCCTGAAGACACATACTCTAATATCCCAGAAGACGAAATGGATGAAGTGTTGTCTTCACAACTTCCTGACAATGAAATGGAAGAAGAATACACAGACTATGTTTTAAGCGAAGCTTTAGATGAAAAAGAACAAGAGTACCTAATGGCTGCTTTAGAACAAGACGGAAAACTAAGCAGTATCTTTGATAAGGTCATGGGTATTGCAGGGGAATTTGCCGGAGACGGGGCTGTAGAAGGTCCGGGAGACGGCACATCAGATTCGATACCTGCAAGGTTATCGGATGGTGAATTTGTTTTCACCAAAAAATCGGTAGACGTTATAGGCGCTGACGAACTCCAAGAAGTAATGGATGATGCTGAGCGTGACTATGACGAAGACCGTGAAATGAAATACGGTGGCGGCATGATGGATAGCTTACTGGATGGAAAAGACTATGATGAAGAAGTCCATAACCAAATGCTATCAGCAAATGCAATGCCAAGCGTAAAGCGATAGGGCTACTTCGAAAGAACCCCCTATTATAAGTTTAACCTAGAGGCGACCTTGTAGTAACAAGCCCCCCATTGTCTAGCTAACAATGAGGCTACCTTGTAGAGACTCAAGCCCCAAAAGGAGAGTGACATGACTGAAGTACAACAAACTGAAACAGTAGAAGAAGAAGCAGCAAACCCATATAACATGAACAAAGATTATGACATCGCAGATGAACAAGTCTTTGAAAGTGCAGATGGAGTTTACTACGACAAACCAAAGAAGAAGGCTACTCGTAAATCGACCCCTTCGGATGATAATTATAAAAAACGATACGATGACTTAAAAAAGCATTACGACAATAAGGTTAATCAGTTTAAGCAAAAAGAGAAAGAGCTTCAAGCACAATCTCGTATGCAGCAGCGTGTAGAACAAACGGTGAAGCATCAAGACAATCAAGAAGCAGCAGCTCAGCCCGCTAAACGAACCCCAGTAACTAGAAAACCTACGCCAACTTTACAACAACGTGAATCTAAAGTAGCTCGTAAAGAAGCAGAAATGTCTTTACAAAAAGCTCACCCAGACTTTGCACAGATTAGAGAAAGCACAGAGTTTCATGTTTGGGCTAAATCCCAACCTAAATCAATTCAGGATTGGGTATACAATAATCCTAACAACGTAAGCTTAGCTGTCAAAGCTATTGACATTTATAAATCAGAAACTGGATATACTTCTTCACGTACAACGGGAGGGTCGCAATCTCGACCATCTGGTTCTGCAGCTGATATGGTTTCAACCAAAACAAAAACTGTTGATGCAGGCGAACCAAAAGTATGGTCGCAACGGGAAATCGCTGCACTGTCAATGGACCAATATGACAAGTATGAAAAAGAAATCGACTTGGCAATGTCTGAAGGCAGAGTAGTGGCTTAATTAATAAATGTCTTTATAAAAAGGAAACATAAAAATGGCTAATAACGTATCAGACCAATATTTTAAACAAACCGCTGTAGGTGACCCTGCAGTATCGCCACAAAACTTTGGCAACGGCACTAACTTCATGCCTGCAATTTACTCGAAGAAAGTTCTTAACTTTTTCCGTAAAGCATCAGTTGCTGAAGCAATCACAAACACCGATTACGCAGGTGAAATTTCTGCATACGGTGACTCAGTAAAAATCATCAAAGAACCAACCATTACTGTCCATCAGTATGAGCGTGGTGCAGATGTTACTAAAACTGACCTAACTGACGCTGAAATAAGTCTAGTAGTTGACACAGCAAACGCATTTAAGTTTATTGTAGATGACATCGAAACTCAAATGTCTCACGTAAACTTCAAAGAAGTTGCAGCTTCATCAGCAGCTTATGCTCTACGTGATGCGTTTGACTCAGGTGTAATTGCTAAAATGTTTGCAGGTGTAACTACATCTAGCCCAGACCACACTTTAGGCGCTGACACTACAACTTCTGTAGCTACAGGCATTTATGACGGTGCTGCTGCTGTTGGTCTACATCATGACGGTACTGACCCACTAGACCTATTGGCAAAAATGGCTCGTCTTCTTGATGAGCAAAACGTGCCAGAAGAAGGTCGTTGGGTTGTAGCTCCACCTAGCTTCTATGAGAAATTGTCGGAGTCAGGTTCTAAACTACTATCTGTAGACTTCAACGCAGGTCAAGGTTCTATCCGCAACGGTCTAGTAACTTCTGGTAAGTTGCGTGGCTTTAGCATGTATAAGTCTAACAACATTGCAGCCCCAACCAATGCTGACGGTAAGATTCTTGCCGGTCACATTTCTTCTACTGCTACTGCACAAACTATCACAAGCACTGAGGTTATTCGTGACCCAGATAGCTTCGGTGATATTTGCCGTGGTTTGCATGTATACGGTGTTAAGGTTTTACGACCTGAAGCACTAGTAGCTGCTTTCTACAACTTAGCAGCATAGTAGAAACTTAATAAGCGAGGGGGCTGTAAAAAGCCCCCAACCTTTTAACATAATATAGGACTGAATAAAACATGGCAACAACCTATTTAGAATTAACTAATGAGCTTCTTCGAGAGTTAAATGAACTGCCACTAACTAGTGCAAACTTTAGCACAGCTGTGGGTGTTCAACAACATGTAAAAGATTCAGTAAACAAAGCATATTTTGACATTGTGAATTATGAACCACAGTGGTCATTCCTATCCGCAGGAGAAAGCGGAACAGTTGACCCTATGTATGGCAATGTGTCAATAGACACTATAGCCGGTCAGCGATTTTACGAATTAAAACCTTCTAGCGATTCTATTGTAGATGACTACGGGTCGGTAGATTGGGATAACTTCTACATTACTACAGTAGGAGTAGACGGTGAGTCTGCACCTTATACAGGCAAGAATTTAGAATACTGCACGTTAGAACAGTGGAAACGATTCCGAAGAACTAGCGAAAACAAAGACGATGCAGATACACAATCCTATGGCGTACCCAACATTGTAATTCGAAGCCCAGACGCTCGCAAGTTTGGACTTAGCCCCATACCCGACAAGGTTTACAAAGTTTGGTTTTACGCCTACAATTTACCAACAAAACTAAGTGCTCATGGAGATACAATAGTATTTCCAGATATGTATGCACCTGTACTACTGGCAAGAGCTAGATATTACATTTGGCAGTTTAAAGATAATCCACAAGCTGCAGCATTTGCACTAGATGACTACAAGAAAGGATTGCGTAGTATGCGCTCTAACCTTCTTGAACCTACACCATTTTTTATTAGCGATGACAGAGTGAGATTTGTTTAATGGCAGCTTCGCAACCTTTTGGTTTTTCTTGTAAGGGTGGACTAAACACCAATATAAGTGAAATAGAAATGCTTAGTCAACCCGGAATTGCTACAGAGTTATTAAACTTTGAAGTTGACCCTGACGGTGGATATAGACGTATCAGCGGCTACGAAAACTTTAGAGCAACTAAACCTGAAGCAAGCACTACACCTATTCTTGGCTTAGCTGTGTACGCAGACGGTATTGTAGCAGCTAAAGGCACAAGTATTTATTTTGGCTCAGCTGACCAAGACTGGACTATAATTAACAGAGCTAGCGTATCTGCAAGCGGAGACAATCACTCGACATTTACTGGTCGCTCTGAAGATGCACGTACATCTCAAGGAACTGTAGCTTCTGTAATATATGAGGGAGCTGATGACTACGGTCAGTTAATTATGTGCGACCCAAGCAACAAACCATTTTTATTTAAAATGACGGGTACAGGAGCTTTTGATACTCGTACATTTTTTGCAGAAGAAATAACAGTAAACAGCGCAGAATGTCCAACAACTTGTGCAGTACACGAAAATCATTTAGTAGTCGGAGGAACAGCTGAATCTCCGAATACACTATACTACAGCGCAACAAACGACCCCTCATCATTTACAGGGGCAGGGTCAGGCGCTATTGCAGTTCCAGATAGAATTATAGGTTTACGTAGTTTCCGTAATGATTGCATTATATTTTGTCAAAATAGCATACATAAACTAGTCAATATAAATGATGTTAATAGCATTGCTGTAGTTCCAGTAACTAAAAATGTAGGTTGTTTGAGTCAATTTACAATTCAAGAAATTGGTGGCGACTTAGTATTTTTAAGTCCTGACGGAATCCGTACTGTAGCAGGAACAGCAAAGCTAGGCGATGTTGAGCTATCTTCTGTTAGTAGGAACATACAAAAGATTGTAACTGATGAAATAGTTTCAAAAGTAGATTCTCACAATATTTCTAGTTTAGTTCTTCGTTCTAAATCACAATATAGATTATTTTATGGTAGTCCTCCTTTAGGTGTTGCTAATGCAGAAGGCATTATAGGGACATTTACAGGTCAAGGTTTTGAATGGTCAAAGCTAAAAGGTATCGAAGCTACAGCAACTGCAAGTGGTTTTGGATATGACGGATTAGAAAAAGTAGTTCACGGAGATTCAAAAGGTTACATATACGTACACGATAAAGGAAATACATTTACAGAAGCCGGTTCAGCATTTAATGTAGTAGCTAAGTATCAAACACCATATTTAGATTTTGGAGATATGGGAACTAGAAAAACTTTGTATTATGCAAAACTATCAGTTACTCCAGATAAAAAATCTTCGGGCAATTCACAGCCTACTCTTACTACTTTGTTTGATTTTGAAGATACAGATATACAACAACCTCCAGAAGAAGAGTTACCAGAAGTTCATTCAGCTTCTCAATTTAATTCAGCAGTATTTAATACTTCAGTATTCGGAGCAGCTGACAATCCACTATTAAGAATAAGTTTACAAGGAAGCTGTTATTCAGCAGCATTTAGACTAGAAAGTCGAGATGCGCTAACACCTTACACAATTAACGGTATATACATAAATTATGTGCCAACAGGCAGGAGATAAATAAATGGGTCAAGCATACGCATCTAGAGCAAGCACTTTACACGATGGAAATATTATAAGTGCCGCACTTTTTAATAATGAATACAACGCAATTTTAAATGCGTTCACATACGCTTCGTCAGGAACTACAGGGCATCAGCACGATGGCACTGAAGGCGAGGGCGGCAATATTCATACTATTGGCGACCAAGACTTTTTAAATAAAGTTGTTATTGAGTCTAATGAAATTAAATTCTTTATTGAAGTAGGCGGTGCAGCTGTTGAGCAACTTAATCTTGCAGATGGTGTACTAGCTCCTGAAACTAATAATGATATTGACTTAGGAACTAGCAGTAAAAGATTTAAAACAATTTATGGAACTACTTTAAATGTAAGCACTGCTCTTACTAACTCTCAGTTAGCTAATTCAACAGTATCGTATGGAGGCATTTCCTTAGCTTTAGGAGCTACAGACGCTACTCCTGCGTTTGACCTAAGCGATGCAACTAACTATCCCACATCAAGTCTTAGCGGCACTATCGCTACAGCTCAAATAGCTGATGACGCTGTAACTACTGCAAAAATAACTGATGCAAACGTAACAAGCGCTAAACTAGCAACTAGTGCAGTCACTTCTGTTAAAATATCTACAGGTGCTGTAGGCACAGGAGCAATAGCTGATGACGCTATAACAGCAGCTAAAATTGCTGATGATGCTGTAGGTTCAGAACACATAGAAACGCTAAGCGCTACTTTAGCGTGTGGTGGGCAAAACTTAAATAACATAGGACAACTAAGTATTGGAACATCTACTGCTTCACATCCTCTTCTTGTAGAAGGCGCAAAAACTTCAGAAGAAGATGACCTTGTTAGAATAGTCAATACTAATTCAGGCTCTACTCAAGACGGGCGAATAATAGGCTTGTACACCAATTCTAACCTTAGAGGAAGTTTAGGAGTTACTGAAGTAAGCTACGGAAGCGGCAGCTTTTTTGCAGGTCCGGGATGCGGACTTTTAGCAACAACTCAGTTTACAAGTCAAATTGTTTCTCCGTGTGGAGGCTCTGGAGATTTACAAGACAATACGGTTGACTTAGGTCAAACATCTGTACGGTTTGATGATATTTATGCAACTAATGGAACTATTCAAACTTCTGACCGAAACGAAAAACAAAACATTGCAGAGCTAACCGATGCAGAACGTAGAGTAGCTGTTGCAGCTAAAGGTTTACTGCGTAAGTTTAAATGGCAGAGTTCAGTTGCAGAAAAGGGCGACGATGCTCGTACACACTTTGGCATTATTGCACAAGACCTTCAAGCTGCATTTAATACTGAAGGATTAGACGCAAGCGATTATGCTATGTTTATTAGCACTACGTGGTGGGAGCATGAAGGTGAGATATACATGCAAGATGCTCCAGAAGGTGCAACAGAAAAAACTAGACTAGGTGTTCGTTATCCAGAACTACTAGCTTTTATAATAGCGGCACTATAGGAGATTGACATGACTGTACAAGAAGGTAAAGAAGTAGTAGATATAGCAGCAGCCTCAACCGGTATTTTAGCGTTAGCAGCATGGTTGCCGCCAACAGCTTCATTGTTTACCATTGTATGGTTAGGTATTAGAATATACGAGTCAAAAACAATCCAAGACATAGTGAATAAAAAGGAAGACTAATTGATGAGCAAAACTATTAAATCTTTAAAGCGTAATCGAAAAAAATATAATACTGGTGGTATTGTACCTCCTGTTGTTCCTACGGCTATAGAGACTGTTGAAGAAACTCCAAGCTTAATGCAGCCCCAAGAAACTCCTGAAAGTGCTGCAGGTGCTGCACAAAAAACAATGCCTATGGAGTCTGGAGTAGCACCCTCATTTAGACCAGATGATTTTCAAGGTGAAGGTTCTAACTTTGCTGCTCCTGTAGATACCACACAGTTTAGTAATCCAACAGCAGAAGAGATAGCTGCATTTGAAGAATCTCAAGTACCCGACCCACGCTATGAAGCATTTTTAGAGTCTCAAGCTCAAGCTGAAGCTGAAACTCCTGTATGGACAGGGGGCGATGCACAAACTATAAGAAACGCTGCAAATATGGCACAACTTGGGGGAGTCCCTCCTTCAGAAGGCGACCTTGCACAGTTTGATTATAATGGCGATGGGCAACTTACAAGTGCAGACTACGAAGCTATAGAGAGAGGAGATGTTCCGGGACTTCTTGCAGCACAAGAGCAGCTAGAACAGATAGCTGACTCTGATGTTTCTACTGATTTTAATGTAGGAGATGTCATTCAGGACTTAAAAGACGCACAACAACCACAACAACCTGCAGCGTATACTGGCTCAACTGACCTTCCTGAAAATGCTACACCTGAAGATTTATCTTTACGTATAAAATATATTACTAGTGTAGCAGGTGCTCCGGCTGCTGATGCTTTTAAAAATAATCTTAAAGAATCTAATCCTGATTTATATTATGAAGCTTATCCTCAAGAATTTTATGATGGTGAAAGCGACCTTCCTCGTGATGCCACAGCTGAAGATGTAACTAAACGTATATCTTTTCTTAATCGAGTAGCAGGTGCTACAGCTGTAAATCCTTTTAAAAATAGTCTTAAAGAATCTAATCCTGATTTATATTACGAAGCTTTTCCTGAAGAATTTTATGATGGTGAAAGCGACCTTCCTCGTGATGCCACAGCTGAAGATGTAACTAAACGTATATCTTTTCTTAATCGA